GACTTTATTGATGAAAGCATACAATTAGACCCATTGGGTAAAGGCAGAAGCCCAAACCTTGTAGACAGTGCAAGCCTAGGCCGGAACTATCTGCACACAAGAGTATTAGGCAGGGGAACAAGGATACATAAAGGAAACAGGATAGGATAATAAAATGATTATTAGAGGACATGACATTAACCACAAGTTAACAAGAGTAGTGAAAAGCGTAGGCGATAATCTCCATTATGCTAACCTTTTCGAGAGTAAGAAAATGGATGAGGGCAAAAACCTTATCGAATTAAAAAGACCAATCAGTGCAGCGGATGCCAAGTACATTTATGATAATGCGACCTATGTGGCAACCTGCAGTCAAATACTCGCCGAGGACACACTACTCAATGGGATAACATTAACACCCACCAATACTGATGATGAAACCGTAAAGGACCAGGTGGAAGCGATCAACAAGTTGCTTGATACTCAGACACAAGAACTTTACAACCTCGCGGTGGATTTCAATTACTCCGGTTTCGCAGCGGTTGAAATAGTAACCACTAAAGATGATGGTTTCAAGATTAAGCAGATGCCAAGCCATAGTTTAACTGTGGTGCAAGTAACAGTGGATAATCAAAAATATTACCTGTTGAGGCAGAGAATCAATAGCGAAACCACCTACTATCGGATAGTAGGGGAAGAGTATCCGAAGAACTTCACATATAATAACCAAAATCTTAACTCTGCAATGCTACTAGGCGGGGACAATTTCTACCTATTCTACTCCGAACCAAAGTATATGAGCATAAGGAGTAAAATATTCACCGAGATAGCGATACAATCCAAGAATTATAACAAGATAAGCAAAGGAAACATCGCAAATGGTGTACTGCATTTTAACCTGGCACCACAACTCGGGATACCGCAAACCTATGATGAAGAAGGCAACCCTGTAAGATTGCCATCCGAGGAAGAAGTGATTGACGAGGAGTTAAGGGGGGCGGACTCCGGTGTAGCAGTAGTCTATACAAGGAGCGAAAACCCAATCAGTATCGACTATGTGAATATCGAAGCCCAGAACTACGATTACCTCGCCCAGCAGCAAAAAGGTTGTGAAGAAGCAGTACTCAATGTTTACAGAGTACCAATACAACGATTGATGATTCAAACCAGTGAGGCGATGAACAGTCACCAGTCAGAGACAATCTTTGAGATTTACACTCTCGCACTTATACAAGAACAGAAGAAGTATCAGGAGTTCATCAAGGAGCTCATCTACTTCCTGTATGATGTGAATGTGGATGTTGAACTGGGCGTGCCACAATTTAGCGATAACCGCGAAACCGAACTGAATATACTCAAACTGGCTTGGGAGAATGGTGGACTAAACCTTAAACAATACATTACCGGATTATCCAAAGTATTAGAAGTGGTTAACCTGGAGGATTATGATTTCACAGTAAACCAAGACATATGGGATTACCGCCAAGTACCTGGATTATACGAGCTCAGTGACCCTACCAGTCAAGAAGAATTAGATCGTATTGAGGAAGCATTAAATGAGTACCAGACCGTATAATTTCAAGCAACTAGATTACTTACATAATCGTCGCTTGGTTCTTATTCAGAAGAGTCAGAGGCCTTTCCGTAACCGGTTGCAAGTAATAGGGAATGAGGCTGTTGATGATTTCATCTTAACATATCATGAAGAGACAAGATTGCCATCCCTGCCCAGGTATAGTTCAGCCTATCTTTTAGGGGAGGTCCAGGCACTCAATCAAGCCGAAACCAGTAGGCAATTCAGTAGGATACTGGAACGTGGAGTATTAAGAAAGGATACTGTCAACAGGTTACAAGCAAGGATGACCGCGAATAATGTTGCCACAGTCCTAACCAATGTGGAAGTGGAAAGGATACAAAAGAATGTATTATGGACCGAGAGAGTAATGCAACAAGCAGACATCAACATAGAAAAGTATTCAATGCTCGCGAACAAGTTAGAACCTACCGCAAGCCGAAAAGCCATGATAGAGAAATGCTTGGAGAATGGGACAAGCGTAACCGGCAGACAATACACATACAAGGAAATGAAGAATGTCCACAAAGGCCTGGCCAAGTACCAAACCAATAAGCTCGACCTTGAAGCTGCAAGGATGGAAAACTGGCAAGCAATAAGAGACGGCAACGAACCCTACGTAACCAGTAAGACTTGGATATGGTCCACACTCGAAAATACAAGGCATGAGAACATGGACAACCAAACAGTCCCACTCGACAGTAAATTCGAGGTCCTGAACGAAGTCACCGGCGAAGTGGATTACCTGATGTTCCCAGGAGACATAGAAAACGAGAACCATAACTGCAGCAACACCTGCAATTGTATGTGCAGTTACACTACTAATAAAGAATGATATTTATGTATAATAATAAAGAAGAAGCATTATATGTTAAAGCTTGTGTAATAGCAGCCAATGAAGAGGACAGTCAAGGTGATAGATTGTCCCCTGAGGATATTAAAAGAATATTCACCAGTTTTAACAACCAAAACAATTTCGAAGTATGGCACCAAGGCGAAAAGATAGAAGGTGTCAGTTTATTAGAAAATTACATTAATAAGGCAACAGAACCCATCGGAGATAAAGAAGCACCAGTGGGGTCATGGCTTATTACAATGAAAGTGGACAATCCAGACATACGCTTGTCCATAGAAAAACACGAGTTTGAGGGGGTCTCTCTTAGCTCAAGTGTTAGATCGTCTTGTAAGTTGGATTTGCCGGAGTTGGCTACCTATAGTATGATAAGGGATATGGAGTGCATTAACCCTGCCTTTATCAGCCTTGTCGGCAGATTAGGAACCGATGAAGGACCTAGTAATGGGTATCCCTTGGAGGTTATGAATTATCCGACTTATGTGAAAAAAAATCGAAGAGGAGGTAATACATTGGGTTTCATGTCTGAACTCAAAGCACTCATCGGAAAATACGATGATGCTGATGTGGCTGATGCTTCAAGTGTTGAGAAATCTGAGGCTCCATTAACTAGTGAAGAAGAGCCGAAAAAACAACCTGAGGCCGAAGTCATGAAAGAAGAATGTCCAGAGAAAAAGGACAAAGAAGAAGATGATGAGCCGGTTGTGGAAAAAGACTCCGCAGAAGTACCAGCGGAAGAACCAGCAACCGAAGAAGAAACCGCCAAACCGGAAGTAGCGGATGAAATCGCAGACCTCGCTTCTCGTTTAGAAAAACTGGAAGCAATCGTTGCGGAATTAACCAAAGAACCGGAAGCGGAAGAACCAGCAACCACTGAAGAAGAAGCGGAAGAACCAAAAATACAGAAATCCGCAAAACAAATAATCACCGAAGAAGCACCTGAACCAAGGAAAACCTTTAACGAGTTAACCGGTCGTGACAGCTTCGGAAGAAAAATCAGAAAATAATGGAGGATATTTTTATGATCACCCGTGAACATATTGAACAGAACAAACCTATTATCTTAAAATGGGGTAAGACCCTTGTAGACTCCACTAGTGGAGATGTGACTGATGGTGTTAAACACGCACCAGCTGAAGAATTTTTAACCCGTATTGATGATGAGGCTAAATTTGTTAGTCAAATCAGGTACATTAGCATGGAAGGCTCCAAACAAAAGGATATTCAACATTTAAGAATGAACAGTCCTTTAATGTCTATGGAGAAAATCACTAGTGGCGCTGCATATGGAGAACAAGTCTCTGACATCAGTTCTTTAACTGAAGCTACACCTACTTTCCTTAAACAGACCCTTGATGCTAAACCATTCACTAATTACAGTATTGTCCCTAAGACCTTCTTAGAGACCAATATTGAAGGCGAAGCATTCATGAACAAGATGGAAGGCTTAATGGCTCCAAGTACTGCTTACAGTATGGACCAAATCGCTATCTTTGGAAAGAGAACCCTCGCTGATAGTAAAGGTATTCATGCATTAAAAGGATTACTTGCACAATTAGATGATGTCAAGACCGCTTACACCGCAGGTCACGCAACTAATCCTAGAATCCCTATGGGTGAATTTACTGGAATCAATGCAGGAACCGGTTACGAAATAATCCCACAATTAGAGGCTATGATTGAGCAATTCGTTTACCAGAAAGGTAAAAGAGCTAATGCCGTCTTCTTCATTTCATCTATCCTTGAAGCAAGATTATTAGCGGAAGCAGGTGCTTTAAGAGCAACCGACCGTTCTGATTACTTCAGATATGATGCAGATGGAAACTTCGTGCTCCATGGTGTTAAATTCATTACCCTTGATGTACTTAACGACCCTGTAAACTCATATGGTGATGTTGCTATCCTGTGTGACCCTGATGCAATCTGTTACGCTCCTGTGGAAGACATCACTAGCGAAGGAGAATACAGTGTTATGAAGAAATCTTACGTAACCAGTTTCGATGTTTTCTTCGACATTGCATTATTATTCCCTGAAGATGTACTTTATGCGGATGTGGCTTACACTCCCAAAGAATGAGGAGAATCCTGAAACTTCAACAATATCTGTTAGTGTAAAAGATACAGAAACTACTCCAGCAGCAGTATCTGGTGCTAAAGTAACACTCACTGAAAAAACTGACAGTACTGTTACTTTCACTACTGCTAATACCGGCTCAAGTGGTGGAGCAACATTACAAAATGTTCCATACGGCACTTACGAGGTAAGTGTGGTTGCTCCGTCTGGTTATACTGCATTAGAGTCTTATGATGATTTTGTAGTTGACAATGAAGCCGAGACCCTGGATGTATCTGTCGATAAGGACTAAAAAAAAGGGGTAACACTCTTTTTTTCCTTATCCCCAATTTTGTTTTACTTCTTTTTTATATAAGGGGGGGTACAAAGATTATGAGTTATGATGCAACATTCAATACGGATAGACAGGAAGCAATACTCTCCGAGTTGGATGGTTGGAGAATCGAAGACGAACCAGACACTAGTGAAGTTGATGAATCCATTAACCCATTCATCACCACAGAAGAGTTCCAGACCGATTCACCTAACAAGACCATCACAAGGGCGGAGATTGAAAAGTTTTACCTTAACGCTCTTAATAAGGCACTTGTATTCACTAACCGTTTAAACATTGACGAGGTGACACAAGTAGAAGGCGACCTTTTCATAATGTACGTGTGCAAATGGACAGCCAGTGACCTATGGAACAAGTACAATATAATGGTGAACGAAACCGATATGGAAGCCACACCATCACCATCATATGGCGGAGTATTGTACAAACAAGCAGTCACTGGTCTTAAACCATTCATCCTAACAAACTTGACAACACACACCCGTTTAACCGAGGCCTAAAAATTATGCCATCCGAACCTATCGAATCCATCGAAACAACAATAACAGTAGACATCGACACTACTGGATTGGAAGAAGTCATTGACACATTGAAAGAAGACCCAACAGGAAGCCTATTCACAGACCTAACAAGCGACCTGGAATCCAAAAAGAATGAATGCAGTGCCAAGAGTGATGAGCTCGCAACAAGGCTAGGTGAAAGGTTAGAGATTATCCAAAAAGACACTATCCTCTCTCGTGGGCATTACACCCCAGAACCACTTAAAAGAAGTGGCGAAGGCCATATGGCAGATAGTGTCATGAGCCAACATCCTGGTGTCGGAGTATTCAAGACCGGAGCAACCAGTCACAGCCTTGAAGGATACCCATACCCACAAGTTATCGAGTATGGAAGCAAATACTACGCGGGGGATCCATATGTGCAGGATACTATTGATGAGTTGGATGAGATGGCGGATGATTTGATTGATGATGTTTTAGGTGATTTCATATGACTAGTAATGATACTGATATGACTAGTGATTTCCTTATCTATGACACTCTCCGTAATACTAGTAATGAGTTTATACGGTTATGTAATGTGAAATTCATTGACAGGAGCGTGCCTGCGATGGAGGATAATACTATTTATGTGGCGAATGTTGAATTGAATCCACGAACTGAAATGTTTGATGGTGTAATCTACCAGAGCGTAGTGAATATTTATGTGAAGACAAAGGTGACTGAGTATATCTCCGCAAGCCAAGTACTCCGGACAATCCTTAAAGAGATAAAACAAGTCTTGAAGGCAGACCCTGTCCTTGATAATCGTAATATTCGCTTTGGTAGGCAAAGCTTCGATTATGGGAGCACTTACACCTTGAAAGGCATAAGCTTGCTCGTATACTTGGATGAAGAAGAGACCTTCAGTGCAGATATTGAAGAAGTGAAACGGCTCTGTGGATTAACCCTTGATAATGTAATTGAAGATTAAAAAAAAGGAAGGGAGTAAAATATAGAATGACCACTAAGAAGAAAACAAGTAAAAAGCCAAAGTTCAACTTCCAGGAATACATGGAAAACCTTGACCTGAACAAATACCTGAAGGTAGGTTTCCTGGCAAGCTTGGATGATGATCCAAAGAATTTGGCAGAAGCAGAAAAACTACTAAAAGAATATTTAGGAGAATAAGATAACATGGCAATTATACCAAAGATTAGAATTACTCAAGTGGATAATGTCAAAAAGGGAATTCCGGGTATGGCTGGGAAAGTCGCATTAGTAGCTGAGTTTTCCAAGACATTATCTGCTCCGGTTTTCGTTGAGAAGTATCCTGATGCTGTCTCTGAATTAACAACCGGAACAATCACCGAATCCAGTCCTGTTGGAGACCAGGTATTGGAAGCATTATTCAAAGGAGGAGCTACCGAGGTTGTAGGAATCAGTATTGATGCTGATACCGCAGGCAGTCCAACCAGTGCTGAAATAATAACAGCTGCTACATCATTAGATGAGATGTATGATATCCTTTTAATACCTTATGTGTTAACCGATGTTACATTAACTGCTATTAAGGCTTATATTGATGATAGATTCGAGGCTTCCCAGCCTGTTGGATTAATAGCACCAATTAACAGGGATACTGTCGCATTATATAAGACCACAGCGGAAATCTTCAATGATGGCGGTTTATTAGGTTTAATCTCTCAACAGTTCAGCGTTGACGATACCACATTAACCTTACCTCAATCAGCAGCTTATTATGCAGGACAGATTGCTCAGAAAAGAGTAGACCAATCCTTAACTATGAAGAAGATTGAAATTGATGGAGTCACTCCTGAACTCACCTTTAACGAGCCTGCAACCAGTACAGGAACTGGTGACGATGGTTACGAATTAGTCAAGGCAGGTTACCCTATCGCAAAATGCCTGAACAGAGCATCCCAGAACTATGTAATCGTAAACAGCAGATTACCACACACTATAACAGCTGTAAACGGCGACACAGTCAACTTGGATGTCTCTCATGAAAGAACAATCAATTACATCATAAACCTGTTCCAGCTTCAAGAATTTTTCGGTGAAAGGAACAACAATATCACATTAGAAGCTATCGAGCAGAAACTGGCTCAAATCAGATACAATGTTGTTAACGAGCTTGGTTTAGTGAACGATATTGTTTATAGTGTTGAAAAGGTCAATCGTGACTGTGTAAGAGTTAATATTGATGAAATCGAACTCGATGGAATCATCACTTGCATTAACGCTAATGTGACTTACAATATTGAATAAGAAGGAGGTTTAGATCATGGCAGCAAAAACTATCTTAATAGATGGAGTTCTCGTTGGTCGTGGAACTAGTATCAAGATTGATAAGAATTTGAATGTGTCTGAAGAGAATACTTTCGATGGTCCAGTTCTTAATGGTGAGAGTAAAGTAAGTTATTCCATTGAAATCGGTAAGCTCATCGCTCCGGATTTAGAATCATATCTTGAGTTAAGAGCAGTACTGAATGAAATGGAAACCATTAAAAAACCTATTACCATTCAAGAGGTTGTTAAGGACAAAACAGGTAACACTTATACTGTTAAGCAATTATTCTTGAACTGTCTTGTCAACAGTTATGGTCAGGAAATCTCTGTAGATACTTTAACAACCGAGACTATTAAGTTCTCAGCAGAGGATAAGGAAGAGACCGCTACTAGAGGCTAATCCTTTTTTAGTCTCTTTCTTCATTTTTTTTTAAGGAGATGATATTCATGGTTAAGAAAAACAAGTCATTAGATGAATTACTGGTCGAAACCGAGCAGAAAATCCTGAATAATGAGTTTCATAAGGTCTTTACTCTAAGTTATGATGGTGAGGATTATGATTTCATACTCAAACCTATCAGTCAAAAGAAGTTCTTGAATATATATGAAAGAACACAGAATGATATCGAATCCTTGAACCGTCAGATAATTGAAGAATGCCTCATAGATAATGAAGGTAATAATTATCCATCTAATTTAATTGATGTTCTTTTGAATGAAATGCCTGCTGGATTCGCAGTTGATGTCACTAAAAAAGTCTATGAAATTTCAGGCATCGAGACTGATGAGAAGGCATTGGATGAGGCTCGTTCCTTTCTTGAGCGAGAATCTTGAATATGAACATGGGAAACTTGCCTATATCACAAGAATGTTTGACCAGGGCCTGATTTCCTTGACATTAAATGAATTTAATAATCTCACACCATACCAGAAGCTCGCTTTAAGTGTGATTTCAGAAGAGATTATAAGATTCAGGAAAAACAGTAAGCCATTTGTGATTTTTTAATTAATCATAAATATCATTTTAAAATTTTTATTGGAGGAATAACAAAGAATGGCAGAATATCAACTAGAACTTAAAACAAACGCCGATGCTTCCGCTCTTGAGGAATTAATTGAGAAGCTTCAATCAATGGTCCAACTCGAAGAGGAAACCGGCGAGTATGTTATTGCTCCCGACGCTGACCCTTCAGCACTTGATGACGTGGCTAGTTCATTGTTTGATGTTAAAGAGGCTGAGGATGAGGTGGAGAAGAGTTCTGAAGAGCTTGACGAGTCTATGAAAAAGACCCAGGATGAGGTTGATGGTCTGGGTCAGAAATCCGAAGAATCCGCAGATCAAGTAGGCATACTTGGTGATGCGATGATGGCCATAGGTGCTCTTGGATTAGCTAGCGAGTTCCAGAACACCGCAACAGCAGCTGATAATTACAATGTCAGTATGGCTGCTTTGAATACTGTCGCACAGAATAATGGGGTCTCCATGGATAATGTGTCAAGCAGTATTAAGAAGGTTACTGATGCTACAACCATTAGTGGAGGACAAGCCAGGAGCTTCTTCAGTCTCATGATGAATATGGGAGTTACTAATACTAATGCATTAGCTGATAGTCTTGTGTATTTGCAGGGGCAATCTGCTATTACTGGTAGTAGTGTTGAGCAGATGGAGTCAAAGATGACCCGTCTCGCAAATAGTGATAGTCTTGGAAGCAGACAACTTGTAGGATTAGGATTAAGCCTCAACCAGTTAGCCGAAGCGAATAATACTACAACAGAACAAATTAGTTCTGACTGGGCTAATATGACCGCGGATGAAAGAATAGAAGCACTCAACAATGCCATGAAAGAAAATTCCGGTCTCGTTGAAGAAATGAACAACACAACATCCGCTCAATTAACAGAATTAGGACAGACCTGGGCAGGCATAGAAATAGAGGTCGGACAATCCACTACAGGAATGAATCAGGCAGTACTCGGTTTGGCTAATGAGGGATTGAAGGGTTTGAAACAAGCCATTACAGATGTTCCTTTAGCATCTGAACTCGCAGGTGCTGCGATGGCTGCGGGCAGTCTGGTTATGAGCGTCGACCCTGCATTAAAAACATTTAATAATTTATCCCTGGCCGTTAAGAACACTGCCGATACTTTCCGAGGATTGAAGGATGTTGCTACTGGTTTGCCTGGAACATTAGCCTCCATGAAATCAGCATTGACTGGTGTGGCTACTACTGCTAAATCAGCTGCGATTGCTACTCTTGATTTGGGTAAGAAGACATTACTTGCGGGGGCTAATGCTGTGAAGGCTGCTGGAATGTGGCTTGCAGAGAAGATCCAATTAGCCGCATCGGCTATTGCCAAGGGAGCTGCGGCTGTGGCGTCTTATGCTTTGGCTATAGCGGAATGGCTCTTGGCAAGTCCATTATTATTAATTGTTATAATCATAGTGGCTGTGATAGCGGCATTATGGTACTTGTACAACACTAATGAGAGTGTCAGGGCAGGAATCGATGCATTAGTCCAGGCATTCTGGAATTTCATAGCCTATATTCAGACAATACCTGCACAGGTTATGGCTTTCGTTACAAGTGTTATCTCATACTTCAATCAACTATATGCTAGAATCAGGAGTGCATTGTTACGGGTTGTGGCTACGATTATCAGTACTATAGCTAATTGGGCTAGTGCCGGAGCATCCGCCGCTAGTGGGGTTGTAAGTAGGATTGTCGGTGCATTCTCAGGCATACAGTCTAGGATTAGTTCTGCCCTAAGTGGTGTTGTGAATACTATAACCAAGCCTTTCCGTGATGCATACAATACTGCAAAAGGGTTATGGGACCGTATCACAAGCCTAGGTAGTGCCGGAATTTCAGTCGGCTCAGCAGGCATAGTCTCTGGATCTGCAGGAATTAGCCTTGGAGATGTTGGAAGCAGCAACAGGAATCTTGTTTCAAACATAACTAATAGTAATAGAACTGGTGGAAGTGTTAACATCAATATGTCAGGTATTATTGAAAAATCAGCATCAGAATTCATCGTGGATTCCATAAATGATGAACTCCAGAAACAAAGAGTCATAAGGGGCATATAACCATGGCAGTATTTACATTTGCGGGTCAGGAAATAAAGTACATTGTTGAAAGCATCAAGATTAAGAAGGACAAGAACTATAATACTCAAACCTTCATTGGAACATCCCCTTCAAACAAACTCTCGTATATATCAACTGATGGAAAAATTATAAGCTTCACAAGTGTAGTAGTCGACACCGCAATCATCCAGAAATATAGAAAACTAAATGATGCTTACACAAAGAAATCTGGCGTCCTTGTAGGAAGTAGCGATCTCGGAATCAACGGGAACTACTATCTTACAAATTTTGAGGAAGAGAAATTAACTAATGGCTCATACAAAATCGAATGGGAATTCACCGAGTACATAAAGCCTAATGTTGTCCAGAAAACATTCAAGCAATTCGGCAAGAAGCCAACTGCAAAGAAGACCAAGACAACAAAGAAAAAAACCGCGAAATACATCACAGAACTCCTGACTAAATGCAAGACCATGAAGAAGGGTAGTAATGGCAAGTGTGTTAAGAAATTGCAGAAATTCCTGCAAAAGAAAGGATTCTACTCCAAAGGCAAAATTGATGGAAAATACGAGTCCGAGACAAAAAAAGCAGTTGCCAAGCTTCAAAAAAAATACAAGATAAAAAAATGCAAGTCCGGAGAATGGGATAAGACTACTAGGAAATATTTCAGAACCAAGTATAAAATCAAATAAGGGTGATTCAATTATGATGTACGCGTCAGATACTCCCAAACTCGCAGAGACACATTTTCATGAAATACCATTCTCTGATGGGAAGATTGAATATAAACGAAATGAAGCCAGCACCTTGTCATTTACTTCACCGGAAAAACTATCTCATGGAACAAGAATCAAATATGTTGATCCAAGAGGTAGCAAATATAGCTTCGGCGGTCAAGTTTACAAAACCAAGGAATCTGTGAATAATTTTTATGATTATGATGTCATATCTTACACAAGACTGTATCTGTCCAAATCAATCACTGTCTCATACAGCAATCTGACATCATCACAAATCATTAAAAAACTGTTAAAAGCGAACCCTAATAACCTCAGCACCTCTGGAATCACAAAAACCACAAATAAACATTCTTATGTGAAATGGGAGAAAGCCAGTATCTGGGAAATAGCACAACAACTCCAATGGCTCGAATACAAAGCAGGAAACGCCATAGAATGCTATGTCAATGCTGATGGAATCCTCGTCTTTGGAAAAAGTGTTAATACAAAGGAAGGGTATAATTTCAGCACCACCACATCAGGAACAAATCAGATCATCGATTATGAGGATGAGCTTGCTACAGAAGATGTTGTGACAGCGGGAAGAGTTATTTATAATGGTAAAACAAAGGCTTATGCTCAGTCAAGTGCTAGTCTTGTGGCTACTTGGGGTTTGATTGAGGGTGAAAGTTTTGACTGTACAGAGCAAGTCAGTACTGCTAAAACAACATCTTCTACATCAACCAGTACAGCAACCACTACAGATGCTAAGGCACAAGCTTTTATTAGTAAATACCATATCAATTCAAAGATTGTGAAACAAGCTCAATCCATTGTGGGTAATTCCAAGAGCGACAGGGACAAGGCAAAAAAGATTTGGAATTGGATGAGAAACCACATCCCGTGGGTGAATTATGCTTGTACAAGGAAGGGAGCATTAGGCACACTCAATGCAAGAAAAGGCAATTGTGCAGACCAAACACACTTGTACATGAGTCTTGCAGGGTCTGTTGGATTGGAGGTTAGATGCAACCATATTGACGGACATTTCTTCCCTGAAACAAAACTGAATGGAAAATGGTTCCCTACCGATACAACTACACGCAGAGGATGGGGAGGTCATGCTTGCAGTGGTGCACACTGGGCCTACCATTATGACCCTAACAGATTCAACTGCTAAAAGGAGGATATGATTATGGCAAAAGTATTGAAAGGGCAGAAAGCCATCTATTCTAAAGATAAGAAAACCATCACAACAGTCGCTTATCCCAAGAAACCAGGCTATGCATACAAGCCTCAAAAGAAGACATGGAAAAACTATTGCCCATTATGCAAGAAGGAAGGGACACTCACATTCAACCCAAAGAAAGCACCAGAAGCTGAACTCACCTGCGGAAACGGCCACCCTCCACATTACGGTGGTGGCTGTGATGCTGATTACTGTTGTGTAAGTGGATTGGATACTCATGCGGGAAAAGCATGGGGAAAACTCAAACCAGCTACTGAACAACCGACTACTAAGACAAAGACAAAGGTTGCAAGCAGTAAGACACAATCCCAGAAATGCAACTTATCCAAAGCCGAAGCAAAGAAAAAAGCGAAAAGCATCCTCAATACCGGCACATCTTTCAAGGGGAAACTCGAAGTCCCTGGTGATTTGAACATAACAGTTAATGATTTATTATCACTTGATTTCAAAGACTGGGACAAGTTTGACCGAACAAAGAACAAGACATTATTCGTGGATACTTGCAGCTTGGATATTGATAATAACCTATTATCTCTTGATTTATTAGAAGGAACACAGGCTCTTGGCAACGAGTACAATGGGGATTACATAATCACAAACCAGAATGGGAAGATCGTAGCTACCAATAGGAGCAAGAAAAACCCATTTAAGGGGAAACCTACTAGTATTAATCCATCAATTGGTGGTATTAAAGAGCAGAATGGTGTAATCAAGAAGATAATGTTGAAAGGCCAGGAGCTCGGAACTGTCTCTAAGATTTACAAATACTTGAAAGTTAAAGAAGCCGGTGGAACCGCAGGCTTCAAATACAAGTATTATATAGGCCATAAAGTCAAATCTGAGAAAGAAGAAGAATTCGGAGCAAAAAGTGCGGAGAAATGCTGGTCTAAGAAGACCTATAATTGTGTTGATGCATCCTGGTTGTTCTACATAATGTGCAAGGGAGCAGGTAAAACAGTAGACATTATCAAAGCCGAATATGAGGGTCTTGATGGAGTAAAGAGAAGTCATATGTACAACAAGTATAAAGGAAAAACTTACGATGTTTCACAGAATCTGAAACAAGAAGTAGACGGAACTAAAATAGTGACTGTCAAAAAGAATAGTAAAACTAAAACCAAGAAAAAGAAGTGATTATGAATGGTTAATCCAGAAATATTTGGAATCGATTACTCAAGCAAGGGATTCATAGCATCTAATGGGGATGCAGGATGTGTTGAAGACCTTGACAATGCAGTGCAGGCAATAAAAAATAGAACAAAAACCAGGCTCGGCACTTATCCCACCATTGATGATGAATACGGCTCAGAAATCCATAAAATATATGGTGAGAAATTAACTGATGAGAAGCTCGCCGAACTTGAAATTTATTTAAGGAATTGTCTTTTAAACGAACCACGTGTCTATGAAATCATTGACTTAGAATTACAGAAGGATGGGATAGATACATTGGTTATGAATTTGACATTAAGGCTTGTTGATGGAAGCGAGATTGGTTTTGAAGAGGAGATTAACACACTAGGATAAAAAAAGTGATTATTTATGGTGCAGGAAACAGAATATCTAGAAACATTCGATGGAGACCTGGTTGAAAAACAGGATTATATTGATATGCTCATAGCTCTCTATCAGAATGCAGCTTATAATGGAATGACAAAAATCACAGATTTCAATGTCGGTAGTGAAGCCTACCACCTCATAGATGTGATGGCAGGATTATTATTGGAATATAGAGAATACATTGATGACAATTACTTATGCAGCATGATCCATACTTGCGAGGGAGAGTTCCTTGATAATTTCGGAGACCTTAGAGGAGTTTATAGGAGAAATTCCAGTCCTTCAACAGGAATCGTGAGATTCTACATAAATTCTACCAAGCTGACTAATGAAGAAGTCATTGCTGAAGAGGGCGAAGCTGCAACTGAGGAAATCACCATCCCAGAAGATACAGTCTTGTCAACATCAGATTCAATCAGCTTCATAACAACTGAGGAAGTCAAATTCGAGACTGGACAATATTATGTTGATGTGGAAGTCCTTTGCGAATACGAGGGGGCATACACTAATGTGTCTGCAGAGAGTATCACATTGATTCTTGATGATTTAACCAATGCAAAAATCAGAGTCCTAAACCCGGAAGCATTAACCGAGGGTGAAGATATCGAATCTGATGATGAGTATAGGATGAGAATACTTGATGCCCCTAACAGCCATCCGACTGGAAGCTTGAATTGGTTCCAGGAAATCGCTTTTGTGGATGAGAATGTAGCAGAATGCATTCATGACATCAAAGCTTCCAAACAGGGATTGGATGTAAGTGAGGATTATGATTTGAAACTCATTTTCAATCCTATCGATAAAAACGAGGAGGAGATTGTTTGTAGTGGAATGACAGACCTCTCAGATTATACAGTTACTCCAAGTGAGTGCAGGCTTAGACAATTCTTTGCAATAGATGAATACAATATTGTCGGAATCAACTTAACCTATGAGAAAGCAACTGTTAAATGGGTCTTCGCGGATATCAGCACAACAATTAGTGGTACAACATATAATATTGATTATAATATTTACATCAATATAGACCAGACTAATTATCCTGAAGCCACACTTGAGACTGTAACTCCGAAGATTCAGGAAGTCGTATCAAATATGAATTATGACGCGGAGATTGGAATCGCATTCTCTCCAAACACATTAGCCGTGCTTGTTGAAGAGATTGATGAAATCTCTGATGCTGTTATCTATCAAAGAGCTGTTGATGCTTCCGATTCCACTAATGTGAAATGGGGTATCGTATCTGATGATATTGAGATTCCATATAATTGTGTTTATCAGATAAGCAGTGATGTTAATATTATCGATAGAGGACCGGATACTGGATTAATCATAGATCCATCCACAACTGATGAGGAGTAGATAATTATGGCTTATGATGGAACTAGCATCACAGGTGATGAAATCTGCGACTACTACTATGACATCGAAAATAATTTCATGAATCCCGAATCCCCATTCGGTTATTTCATCTATAAGATAATCGGTGGGGGCTTCGATTATATTGATGGTTTGATAAATCAGTTCAAGATAGACATGGATTTATTGAATTCTAACGTAGGGAAAGCCGAGATTGTGAATTCGTTACCTGATGATGTGGATATCGACACTAAAAAAACATATTATATTCCAGTTTATGATGATGAGGAATCATATCATTTCACAAAATATGATTATGTTAATGATGAATGGGTGGAATCTTCTCATGTCGGAAAAATCATCAATACACTTGACACTTTCTGGGGCAAAAGCTACCAACTCCCAAGGATTACGATTTCATATTTGGATGAGAATGAAGTCTTGCAGAAGAGACAGATGACAGACAGAGAATACAAGATTTACTTATATCTGAAAAACCATCCCTTAATGACTAAAAAAGATTTGACTGTTGCATTTACTCGATGCTTCAGCCTATCTGATGACGAAGATGATGTCTACTTGAGTGTTGAGACTGGAGCAGATATACTCACTTTTGTTGATCATGTCCATTATGATGATTTCACAAATCCAAGTCTTGAAAAAATGAATCCTGATGACACAAATGCCTTAACTGATTTCATCAATGATAGCGATTATGATATCATATCAGATAAAAAAACTCCAGGTTCAATAAACATGGTTAATATCCCTAATCAGAACCTGGATCAGCATTTCTTGGACTTTCTGGAAACATTCATCAGTATAAAAGGAAATGTGAGAATCAATCAAGGTGCATAAACATGGTGGATATAGATAGGGAAAGATTGTATTATGCTCTTAAGGATTGTTTTGATGAGTCCTACTGGGAGAAGTATGATTTTGAAACAATAGCAAACCGTGGAGTTGAATTTAATGATGGAGAATGCATTAAATGTACTGGGTCAAATTTTACAGCTATTTTTGATGCATTCTCTTATGAAGTACGTAATTTTGATATAATGGAGATTGAACAAAAATGAGTAATGAGAATTTTTTCAAACATGATGACAAAGCCTATGCGGAGAACCTTAATGATGCCATATTGATAGCGAATGCATTCGATTATGAAGTTCCAGTAAACATCCCTTCAATGTATTCCAACCATCACTACCCAAGCAACAATAATACTTACAAGGCAGGAGTAGCTGATATAACCCTCATAAGCAGCGGAAGCCTGTCCATCGGGGATGAAGCGATAACAAACAATACTAATTCATCCCAGATGCTTCGTTTAAGAATATATCCAAACTTCAATAATTTCTATGCATGGAAGAGACTAAACTGGACCTGCACCGGTGATGTGACAGTTAATATTTGTGATGCTGGGACAAGTACAAGTCTTCTACCATCAGGAGCATTGACTAATCCTGATAATGAAACATTATTGAATGGAATAAGTAATCTTCAAGGATTGAAGGAGTATGATTTGTTAATAACAATCCCTGTGAATGGGGTCCTGAACACTTTAAGCCTTGTTTTTGTTAATAATTGGAATTCTCAAAATAGAGTATCCGCAAGCATAAGCCAAGGTAATGTTACTGGCTTAGTTGATGATTTGAGTAGTTTGGAAAGTGGTAAGGCAGATACTGAGCATACCCATAGCAGTAGTGATGTGACAGAGAGTACTGGATTACCTAATATTGGTACAAGTGTTAATGCTAGTCAGTCTGTGGTTAATGGGGCTGTTGATGAGATGGTGGGTTCGTTAAGCACCAGTATAACGAACATCTACGAAGCAAGTGGAACATTCATCACAAACACTTGCTTCACTTATCGTACAAATCTTGGCAATTTTCGTAGAGTAGGTAAGGTTGTGCAGTTTGAAATGGGCGACAATGTCAAAGCACTAAACACAACTACAAGAGGTGCAACATACCCTTACTTGACTATTCCAGATGGTTTCAAACCAGTACAGAGTATGTATATGCAGAATATGTATTGGCTGAACAATGAGAAAGAGCATCAAATAACCTTTATCGCTCAACCAAATGGAGAGTTAAGTGCAAGAGTATGGTGGATTAACAGTACTACTCAAGATGTCGGTGTGATGATTGGAGCGACTTGGATAACAAATGACACTACTCCAAGCCAGTAATTTAAATATTCCAAGTGCTTGGGTAATACACGAGCCACCCATTTGCACCAACATTCTGTGCCGAACTGCTAATATTCGTAACACTGAAACTCGCAGTAGTACCATTTAATTCCATATATCGTGTAACACTCCTATAACCATTCCTTGGTATGAACAAGACACTATAACCACTTGGACAAGGTTGCACAGTAGCAGTACGGTCGATTGAGTAGTTCGGTTGACAAGATGCTTGACTGGTAGTTACATCTTGCACTTGGATAAGGTTCGCTATACTTGTGAAAAAAGAACAATGACAGATAGACAAAAAAAGAATAAAAATAGGAGGTAAATGATAATGGCTGACGATTTTTTCAGCAATCTTCAAGCAGTCACAGACAATATAAGTGACATTGCATTCACAAGATATGCAACAATCACAAACCTTACTGGTGATGGTACTTGCACTGCCAAGGAAGATGAAGAGGATGGATTAACACACGAAAATGTACTAACCTTATCCCACAATCTCCAAGTCGGTGACAAAGTAGTACTAGGCTTCGTAGACAACAGCATCTACAATCCAGTAATCCTCACAGGTGGAGAAGAAGCCTACACCAAAACCGAAACCGATGCATTATTACAGAAAAAAATCAACGAACCCATCAACGAAGGAACAAATGGACAAGTACTAACCACCGACGGAGCAGGAGGAAGAAGTTGGAAAACAGTACAAGGCGGAGGCGGAGACGGGTCAATAATAACAGTCGGAAGCTTCACAATCAACAATGAAGGCCACCTTATAGTGGAATTCCCAGGAGCAACAGACAACCCTTACTTCATAAATGACAACGGACATCTAGTATATGATACTAGTAATATTTACAATGGAGGATTGATAGGATAGCACAATACGATCTAGGAAAAGTAGTCGGAGATGCTGGAGCAAAAGGAGACAAAGGAGACAAGGGAGATACTGGAAACGGTATACAAAGCATTGTACTCCGAAGCACAAGTGGAAAAGTCAAGACCTACCGAATAACCTTTACTGATGGAGATACTTTTGATTTCCAAGTAACTGATGGAGCAGATGGAAGCAGTGCAAGTGTAGACATAGTCACTGCTTGGAACACTACAACATCAGATGCAAAAGTTCCGTCAGAGAAACTGGCAAAAACTAGCTTGGATGCAAAGGCTCCAACAAGCCATGCAAGTTCAGCTTCAACATATGGCCTTGGCACAACATCCAATTACGGCCACGTGAAAACCATAAATGATTTGACTCAGTCAAGCCACAGCAATGGTGCAGCATTAAGTGCTTATCAAGGATACGTGCTTAAACAAGCGGTGGATGGAAAAGCAAACAGCAGTCACACACATACAGTTAGCAACATCACTGATTTTCCAACAATCCCTAGTAAAACAAGTGATTTAACTAATGATGGTGATGGAACTAATGCATTCCTGACACAACACCAAAGCTTGTCTAATTATGTCCAGAAATCATCCACTACAGGTTTATTAAAGAATGATGGAACCGTAGACACTACAACTTATCTCCCATCAAGCAGTTATGTTCCGTATTATTATGCTACTTGTGCAACAGCTGCCGCAACACAGGACAAGGAAGTGACAATCACTGATTTCACACTTGAAACTGGTGTGGTGATCGTTGTCAAATTCACAAATGCAAACACTTACAATGGTACTGCAAGATTGAAAATCAACTCACTCACAGCTATTGACATAGCAACTGTAGGCACAACAAAGACAAGCCGATACCATTGGACCGCAGGCGAAGCAGTAACATTCGTGTATGATGGAGCAAACTTCGTAATGATCAATACTGGAATTGCCACAACCTCATATTATGGAGTTACCAAACTGTCAAGCAGTACCAGTAGCACAAGTGGAAGTTTGGCTGCCACTCCTGCTGCAGTAAAAGCAGCTTATGACCTTGCGAATAGTAAAGCCGACCCTAGCGATATCCCTGCTAATACTAGTGATTTGACTAATGATAGTGGTTTTATCACTTCTGCAGCTATTGCGGATATGCTTACAAGCAATGATATTGCTAATAATCTGACTACTACTGCTGCAGGGAAAGTGTTGGATGCTAGACAAGGAAAGGCATTAGCAGACCTTATAGGAACTGCAATCCAATACATAAACCAATAGGTGATATGATGACTAATGATACTAATACTTTGAATGGAGCATTGCAGGAACTTGGCGAAACAATGGCTGATAACCTGCAAACTATGGGAGTAAGTGATGCATTGGCTAGTGATGGATTAACCACATTAGCAGGGAAAATCCTCGATATTCAGACTGGTGGCAGTTGTTATCATATAGAGTTTAGTGAAGCGAGTTATACAGCGGTTGGAGGTAGTGCCACATTAGAGGTTTATCTTCAAGAGAATTATGCTCCGAAGAGCGGTGCATCAGTCACAGTTACTGGCAGTGATGGTTCCGTATACAATGGTATAACGAATAGTCAGGGAATAGCAAGTGTGACTATTAGTAATGTTAGCACTGCTACAACCTTTACCGCCAGTTATAGCAATGTGACTGATACTTGTACAGTAACAGTACAAACCTACCTATTCTACGATGCTTGTGATAGTGCAACAACATTGAGCAACTATGAAAGTTCAATCACCTTAAGAAGCAGTGGCAGTTCTGCAATGACACAAAATGGCACAAAGCATCAATTGACAATCACAAAGCAGGGGCAATCATTTATCGAAATCCCCGCACTTGAAGGAGTTACAGACAGTTTCAAAATGATTATTCATTCACAAAGCAGTAACCATTGTGGAATTGGACTCTGTTTGTACATTGATGCAAACAACTGGTATACAATCGGAGACACATCAGAGAAAATTTGGACATACCAAAAAGTCAATGGGACTTTCAGTTACACAGAAGGAAGTGCCACACCTAGCTATATTGGTGCAGCTTTAGTACAAGAA